TGACGATACATTCCTAGTAGAGGGTAAGCGTCAAAACATTCTATCCAAGAAAAAGAAAGAATCACTATTAGAAGATCCTAAGGCTTTAGGTGAAGCGGTGTATCGTAACTATCAACGTAATCAGATGATGATTGATTTGGTCAATCCGTCGACTCCTGAAGATGTACGTAAAGCTATTATAAATAGTTTTGTAAGCCAAGATCCTTATAAGAATAAGGGTAAGGTTCTTCCGTATCTGATTGCGAAAAACTGCAGAAACTTGATTGATGTAATTCAGGAATTTATTTAATGGTCAACAAAACAACACATTATACTTTTGAAATATTAGAAAAAGTATCAGAAGCCAAAACAAAGGCTGATAAGATTAAACTCCTACAGGCACAGAATAATAACTGGGCATTGAAAGATCTCCTCCGCGGTACTTTCGATGATGTGGTCCAATGGATCTTACCCAAGGGTCCAGTTCCGTATGAGCCTGCGGATCCAAGTTCTCATCCATCTAACTGGTCACAGCATAATAAAAAGCTGGCATATTTTATTAAAGGCGGACCAGGTGAAAAGATGAACACCATTAAAAGAGAGAAAATGTTTTTAGACATTCTCGAGACCGTGCACCCTCGAGATGCAGAGCTCCTTGCTGGCATGATCAACAAGAAGCTTCCCATTAAAGGTGTCACAAAAAAACTAGTACAGGAGGCATTTCCCGATTTAATTTTACGTTAACAAATAAGGAGAACTTATGAGTAAAGTACAACTTGACAGATTGACCGGAGACCTGATTGAACTCAATAATTATATAGATAAGATTGAGCGAAAGGGAAACTTAGATCTACTATCAAAGTTGAAACGTAAACGAGATTTTCTAAAATCTAAATTGGTAACTTCAAGCTAGGGAGAGGGACTAGCGCAAGCTAGTCCCTTACATATATGCCATCATACACAATGATTAATCTGGAAACAAATGAAGAAGAGGAAATGGTTCTGACGCTGTCTGAGCGTGAAGAGCTATTGGCAACTGGTAAGTACAAGCAAAAGCTTTCCACTGCAAAGTTCGTATCATCTACCACTAGTACGCTTCGTCAAGCCGGCGGAGAGTGGAATAACTTCTTAACCAAGGTAAAGAAAGACCATCCAGGTAGTACAATTAATAACTAATGAAAAGAGTTAAAAGCCAAAACAATAGCATGTCGGTCAAGCTGGACGATCTTCTCCAATTTGATCCATTAACCCTTAATCAAGAAATCGCATACAAATCATGGGACGAAGGAGATAACTTAGTTTTAACTGGCACAGCTGGTACAGGTAAAACCTTTATGGCTCTTTATTTAGCGCTCGAGGATGTTTTAGATCGAGACACTGAATGGGATAAACTAGTGATCGTTAGATCAATGGTGCCTACGAGAGACATGGGGTTCCTTCCGGGCGATAAGGAAGCCAAAGAAGAAGCATTCACCACACCATATAAATCTATATGTAACGAGCTATTCGGAGACAAAAATTCATATAACAAAATGGTGACGGCTAATCAGATACAGTTCGAATCCACATCATTTATTCGTGGTACTACATTCGACAATAGTATTTTGATTGTAGATGAAATGCAGAACTTAAACTTCCATGAACTGGATTCGGTTATCACCCGAGTCGGTCGACATAGTAAGATTATCTTCTGTGGGGATTATAAGCAAAGCGATTTTAAATATGACGATGATAAACAAGGAATTGTAAAGTTCTTACAAATCGTAGAACAACTTAAGAACTTTACGATAGTTAATTTCGGATGGGAAGACATTGTAAGGTCTGACTTTGTTCGAGATTATATTATGACTAAAGAAATGTTAGGATATTAAGAGGAGAACATGGCAAAATATTCTAGATTCGATCCCCGCAACAAAAAGCGTGGCAAGCACAAGTATGAACACCTTGATAAGGATCTTCGGATCCGTGAAGTGTTAGGTAGTGATTCTAAACAAATGTTAAATGAAGTTATGTATGATGATGAGTATGATTATGAAGGACAAGAGAACCAACAGCTTAATGGATAGTCAATTCTTTGAGATCCTGAACAAACGATCTCAGTTTGAACAGGCGGTTTCTTATCGTAAATCTTTTAGACTTCCAACCTATGAGAGCGATATTGAAAGCATTGATTATTTCTTAGAGCACGGCCACGAGAACAATAGATTCCGAAAACGCTATGATGAAGCAATGGATCTAGCCCAAGATATTTCAAATTATTTTAAAAAAATCACTCCTGGGGGGTTTACAAATGAGGTTTAAACCCTTATATTAGTAGTATAGGAGATTTAATATGAATAATGTGATACTAACTGATTGTGATGGCGTTCTCATGAATTGGGAATACGCCTTTAATGTTTGGGTTCAACGTCAAGGCTATGAACTAGTCGAAGGTGGTGAAGACTACTATGACGTCGGTGACCGCTACGGTCTACCAGATTTTGTGAAAAAGAAACTGGTTCGCCAGTTCAATGAATCTGCTGCTATCGGATTCTTACCTCCACATCGTGACGCTATGTACTACGTGGATCTTCTCCATCGTAAGCATGGCTATGTTTTTCATATGATTACATCACTATCAATTGATCCTTCTGCTCAGGAGTTACGAATCCAGAACACCCGAAAGTTGTTTGGTGAAACTGCTTTCGAACGCTTTATCTTTGCCGATACTGGTGCGGATAAGGATGAGGTCTTAGAACCTTATCGTGATAGTGGATATGTCTGGATTGAGGATAAGATCGAGAATGCCGAACTAGGTGTTAGTTTAGGTCTAGATTCAATCATTATGGAACATGGTCATAACATGCACTATAACAAACTTCCAGTTTATAAAAATTGGGCTGAGATCTACAGCTCATTGACATAGGAGTGATATGAGAAATCTTATATTCCAATATTTTATACCATATAATGATCACCAAACACATTTAAACGAATCAGGTATAGGTCTTCCATCCTGGGTGAATATCGGTAAAGCCTCGGCAGAAAAATATGCCGAGGTTATTGGTGCAGAGTACATGTTCTCCGATCAGAAGTTTATGTTCTCAGAATTAAACGTATTCGAATCTCTTCGTGTAATATTTAATAAGAAGTTTGACGAGTATGACAATGTGTTAGTGCTTGATGTGGATATGATTATCAACACTCAAGAAAACATATTTGATATACCAGTTGCTGATATAGGTATGGTTCATGAGAAAGGCGTTAAGAATCGGCCGCCAGTTCCTGGTGCAAGATTCGATGATGCTTTCTGGAATAGATATTTCCATCATCCACAACAGGGTGTCGTCGCGTACGCCCGCGAACACTTGGATAAAAACTTTCAATGGCAAAAGTCTAAGCTATATCCTGACGAACCATTTGCAATCTATAATGGTGGATTACAGCTATGGTCTAAGCAAGGAAGGCTAAAGGCCAGAGAACTGTTTGAGCGGAAAGGTCACGATCACTTTAGGAAAGCAACGGGCCGTACCGAAACACCATACTTGAACATGATGCTATTCCACCACAAATTTGATATCACTGAATTACCTACTGAGTGGAATAAACTAAACTTCCAGTGGGCAGCAGACGGTGACCGTGGTAAGATCACACACTTTAATGACGTGGTGAAAGATAAGATGAAGACCCATGGCTAATCTAATCTACCAATACTATCTACCATTTACTGGCGACAATAAAGACATTATCAAAGAGGAAGCTAATGGGTTTCCACACTGGGCTAATCTGGGTATTAAGTCAGCTAAAAAGTATGCTACAGCTATTGGTGTTAAATATGAATTATCTACTGAGGTAACTATAAATGCACCTAATCAGAATCTAGAAGCCTGTAGAGTATTCCTTGATCCATACTTTGATCAGTTTAATAAGGTACTGATGCTGGACGTAGATACACTTGTCGATACTACTGACAATATATTCGATCATAATATTAAAGAGATCGGAATGATTCAAGAAGGTGGACCTGGTAGTCCGAAAGGCTTTATTAATAGTGCTATAAGTAAATTAGAAGCGTATGGAAATATCCAGTTTAAAAAGTCCACTACATTCCCATTAGAGAAAAGATATTTAAACGGTGGTGTGGTTCTATGGACTAAAGCAGGCAGACTAAAAGCCAGAGAGCTATTTGGTGGTATGCCTGAGATCGAAAGATATAGAAATACACTTCGAATGAATGAACAGCCTTATCTAAACCTTATGATTAATAAACATAACATGCACGTAGTTGAACTATCCAACCAATGGAATCGTATGAACTACATGTGGTCATTTGGAATACCGGATGGCAAGATCAACCACTTCCTCGCAAAAACAAAAACTAGAATGAAAGAATTTGCATCATGAATGTAAGCTTGTATAGAATATTCGATGCACTGGGTGATAGCATTATCCTTGCCAGTTACTTTAAGCATTACTCTGTGAAGACCGTATATTATAACCGTGGCGACTTTAATACTCTGTTAAAGATCTTAGAAATAGCAAAGGTCGAAGTACCGGAGTTTGTACAGATCGATGGACGTATTACTGAAACAATGCCTGATCTATTACACCAAATGCGGATTGATAAAGCACCTCTAATTAGTATTACGAATCGATCCAAAGCAGAACATTCTACTTTTCAATTTAAAACAAATAGCGATAATGCCGCCGATCGATCAATGAGCCCAGAGGAAATAGAGGAACAGCTTTCCAAACTAAACAATCCTAAAGACACGCTCGAGTGCACGGATCTCGATAGTCTAATGAAGCTACTGAAAAAGTCTGAACGGCATATAACTATAGATTCTGGTACGGCTTGGTTAGCTGCAGCACTAAAAATACCAACTACAGTTATATCAAAGAATAGCTATTACTTTGCTGATGCGTATCACTATATGAGATATCTCCAGACACAACCAGGTGTAACAGTATATCAGCAGACCGGCAAAGGTGTAAGAGTAGCTACTGAGGAGCAGTACTATCAATATGCAAAAGAGAATGGTGTGACCGTTCCACCATACGCTGACTATCAGAAAAAGGCATTAAGAATATGATGGAAGTAGTAGAACACGCTGGTAAGATATATCCTAAGTTCCAGACAAATGGTAATGCCGCTAGATTCGCTATGCCATTTGCAAAAGAAGTACTGAGTGGTAAAGGTTTAGATATCGGATGTAATAGAGCCGAGTGGGCTTATCCAGGCGCTAAGATGATAGACCTAGAGATTGACGACGAGTGGCACGCTTTTAATCTTCCTGATGAGGAATATGATTATATATTTTCGTCACATTGTCTTGAGCATATTCCAGATTGGGTCGGTGCACTAAATTACTGGAGTGAACATCTTAAGCCCGGTGGTGTTATGTTTCTATATCTACCACACTACTCACAGACATATTGGCGACCGTGGAACAATCGAAAGCATGTAAACATATTAACACCTGAATTCATTCATGATTATTTCGAGGACCGAGGGTATCATAATATATTAGTTTCTGGTGCGGATCTTTACAACGCATTCTATGGGGTAGCTTGTAAATGAAGGCTTACATTATTCATATCA